GATCATTCTGTGTCTTTGAATGATAGAAGCTTGTGACGACGGCGTCCCGCGGCCCTGCCGCGCTTTCCGAGCTCGTACAGTCAATACTGTACGCCGCGCTCTTGGCGAATGGGCGTATATCTTCGGATATCCTACGCCCACTTGGTCTCCTCACTCGTCGCTGGACTGTCTCAGTCTGGCTCGCGACGTGAAAGCACTGCTTGGTTCTTGTCCGTCTGATTCCGAGGAATCAGTTTTTGCTTGGCAATCGATAAAGAAGCTCCTACCGAACTCCTGTTCGTGTATGGATCGCCCTCTTATCGAGGCAGTGGTTTCGGGGTTCTCTCGACCAAAGAGAACCCTTCCTTCTGGCTACACAGCTTTTCTTCGTCGAGAGACCCGCCGCCTTTTCTGTACAGGCTGGGACTCTGGCGCCTACGAAGAATCTGTGGTGACCTGCTCCCCCTCCCTCTCTGGCACTTTAGAGTGTCCACGATCTCGTGGCGGTTGCCTTGGCTCCGAACTAGATCACTCGTCTTTTATAGACGCGTGTTTGTCCGGTCCCGCTGGTGTTGACCACGTCGTGGAAGCTGAACTCATCGTAGTTCAGTCCGCAGGAAAACCTCGCCCGTTAACGAAGTTCTCCTCAGACTCTTTGTGCCTAAAGCCTCTTCATACCTCGGTCTACGACCACCTTCGTCGACAACGCTGGTTGTCCGTAGGTGACGTGACGGGTAAGAGTTTGGCCCGAGCGGGGTTCGTGAAGGACAGCGACTCTGTGTTGACTTCAGGCGACTATAAGTCGGCTACTGACAACCTCTCTATAGAGGCTGCTGAAGTCATCCTTGAGACTATCCTTGAGGGGGCGATCTCCGTGTCGCCGTTTGTGAGAGAGTATGCCTTGGCCTCCTTGCGTCCTGTTCTAGGATGTAAGAAGTTGGGCATACAGGGTCTGAAACCAAAGATCGGCCAGATGATGGGCAGCTACTTGAGCTTTCCGTTACTGTGCCTACAGAATCGGTTCGCCTTTCTGTGGGCTTTGCGATCTTCGGGATTAAGTCCAAAGGAGTCTGAAAGGACTCCTTGCTTGATCAACGGCGACGACATCCTTTTCTCTTCTACACCTCGTGTGTCGAAGATTTGGATGGAGACCGTCTCGTCTCTTGGACTTGAGGTGGAACGAACTAAGACCTCCGTTTCAGAGAGCTTCGGTTCTCTGAATTCGACTCTGCTGAAGTGGTCTGGTAACAACCTTCGGGTTGTCCCTACACTTCGGTTTGGTCGTCTCAGGGGGACTGATTTCGTAACCTCATTGTCGCGTGAGTTTCGCCAGTGGTTATGTGGTTCAGGCCCACAACGGTTCCGCGAAGGTGTCGTCTTTTTTAAGCGACATCTTCATCTCTTAAGGTCAACCAGATTGACTCTTTTAGAGATTGGATTCCGTGGTGGACTTGCACACCGCATGGCGCAGGTGTTCTCTTTGGTTCCTAATGAACCACCTCGGTTCAAGCCTCCTCAGGCACCCGTAGGTCACAATATCGTTCTTCAGAGCGCTTTTGTCACCAGGGTTCCTGTGGAGGAGCTTGGTCAGGAGATGTCCCGCCTGAATGCGCGGGAACTTGCAGCGTGGAAGTTCTCTTCTGAGTTCTTTGCCTGCAAGGAGAAAGCTATACTCCGGTATTGTCTTTCTCTTTCGTCGGTTCGTGCCCCGGCGCGGCTTGACGTTGTTCCCCGTGAAGGTTGGAGGGGTAGTTTGACTCCCAGGAGTTCAACCGAATCAAAAGCTCTTGTAGCTTCTTGGTTCGATCAACCATTTGAGACCGGTGAAGGTGGTGTGCCTGTTTTCGATCGTGTGTTGGCTCTTCAAGAGCTGGCGTGTCACGATAGCAGGCCTCCGCCGAGTTACCAGGAGTCGGTGTGGGTAGAGCGCCCACAGAGCGCGGTAGTGGTCGTGCCGACCTCGTACGAGGTCGGTTTATCCGAAAAGAAAGAGTGATGTTGCCATGAATGTAGAGGTTGGCGACCGGAGAGGACGGTATACCCGTCTGCGCAAAGTACTAATGACGGCACCTTGTCACTTTGACCTACAACCCATCTTTGCATGTGCCTACGCTTCGGAAACGTGTATCCCTGGAACAACCGCTGCGATTGCGGCGGTCAGGGCACACCTCACAAGAGGAGAGGCGACCACAGGTTGGATGGGGTGATGATGAGTGTTGCTAAGGGAAATGCGTAGGCGGTGACCCGAAATTAACCGGAAAACAGTTTCTTCGTGAAGTTAGGCAGAACCGGGCGCGAAAGCGGCCGCGGAGCTATCCTACTCTACGTTCTAAAGGAATGTTTGCTCGACTCAGGAC